ATATATCCATATTAAGCAAGACTCCACATGATGTAGTTTTTGTTTGTGTGCCTACACCAACCAATGCAGAAACAGGTTATGTAGATGCCACTATAGTTACAGAAACAGTTGATTATCTAGTACAGAAGACCAACACTGACTTAATTGTTATTAAATCTACTGTGACACCAGATATTGTTGGAGATCTCATAACAAGTCATAACAACCCTAATATAATTTATAACCCTGAATTTCTTACAGAACGTTCAGCGAATGAAGAATTTGTTAATGCAGATTACCATATAATAGGCGGTAGTCATGATGCCTCTAATAAGCTCATTAACTTGTACAAACGATATTCTATGTGTGAAGCATTACATTATGTAATTGTTACACCGCAAGAAGCATCTTTTATTAAGTATGCCTGTAATTCTTTTCTTGCCACCAAAGTTTCTTTCTTTAACCAGTTGTATGATCTTTGCCAAGACTATAACTGTTCTTATAACTCTGTCATGAAAGGTGTGACTTTAGATAAGCGTATAGGCTCAAGTCATACAAAAGTGCCAGGTTATGATCTAAAACGTGGTTTTGGTGGTGCTTGTTTACCAAAAGACACTTTAGCCTTTCTTAAGTTTTCACAAGATAATATGTCTCTTCTGCAAACTGTTTTAGATATAAATAACAGTATTAGAAAACAATATGAGCTTGATGAAAGAGAAAAGGTAAATAAAATTACTTTTACTAATCATTAAAATTAACTCCACTCCAATCAGATACATTATTTTTCTTAAATGGTAAGAATCTATGTTTGTCAAAGTTGTACTGAAACGTAGCTTCTCCAATCTTACCGTATAGGTCTTGCTCTCTTATCTTTCTTGTTATTACGTTAGTTGTACTTGTGTCAAAGTCTCTATGTACTGTAAGAACTGCATCCGCCATGTTATGCCAATGTGCCGCACCGCTTATATCGTATGCTGAGGGTGCTGCATAATTTCCATCTGTTCCTTTCTGTAGTTTAGTTGGGTGTGCAACTATCCATGTAACAATCTCATATATACGACTAAATCTTTTACATAAAGATATAAAGTCACGTATGTGCTCATCTTCTCTTGTATTGCCAGATCTCTTGGCGCTGACTTCATTAAAAGGATCTATAACTAAACCATTTATACCATGTTTGAATATACTGCTCTTGGCTATTGATAATATATGGTCAATGCTTGGTACATGATCTCTTGTTTCTATAAAATAAAAGTGCTTATGTGTAAAATCAATAGCAGTATTTAATTCTTGCTCTGTCATTCTATTTGCAAAGCCTTCGTCAAAACTTTTCTTCATATACATCTGTGCCATTCTTCGTATGTGAAACTCTGTACTGTGTTCAGGTGAAAATATTGCAAACTTCCAACCATGATTCTCTGCCAAAGTAATAAGTATTTGGTCTAAAAATAAAGACTTACCATGATTCGGTATGCCTGTAATTGTATGAAATGTACCAGTCATTATCTTGTATATATCATCTAAGCCTTGTATGCCTATCTCTAGTGGCTTTTCGTAATTACCGTTATAAAGATCATGCAACTTGCCATAATAATCATTAGCCGTATATAGGCCCTCTACAGGATAAGGCTCTGCATTGTCCAAAATTTCTTTTAGCTTTTTATCACCATGCTTCATAAGAACATCATTGGCATCTTTACAACCTTCAGGTAGACGTACAAACCAAGATATATCTTTACCAAATCTATGTAAAAGTTCTTTGTGTAAAGCTCTTCCTGCACTATCTGTATCGGTAAATATAATTATTTTGGTAGCTTCAAGCGGACAGTTTTGTAATGCCTTAAATCTCGCATCATTCTCATTAAACTTTGCTTCCTTTGGTGCTCCGTTTGGTAATGTAGTTGCATCATATCCAACCATTTCACAAGACAGTACATCCATTTCTCCTTCTACAAATACTATAGATTTTTTCTTGTAAATATTGTCGTAGTTATAAAGTATTTGTTTTGCACCTTTTGTTTGCTTAAAACCTTTGTCTGCGGTTCTATACTTAATATTTTCAAGTTCACTATTCTCATTAAAATACTGAAAACCAAACCAACCTTTTTCATCAAATATTTTAAATTTATCTACTACTGTTTTTGATATACCTCTCCTTTCAAAGAATTTGTACATCTTGTCTGTACTGTTTTCTATAGGCTTGGTTGGTCTTGTATATGTTTGCTTCGGTAAAGAAAAAGGTGTCATGCCTTTCTCAAAATAACTGCCTCTCCATTCACAATGGTGACAAAACCAAACCGTACCTTCAGCGTTTATTGTTACAGTAAGTGGATTATCTCTAGGGTTGTGTGGTGGCTGACACTCTGGACATTTAATCTTTTGTGAGCCATGTTCTTGTGTTCTTAACCTTATTCCATATTCTTCTGGTCTTTTATTCATCATTTTACCCCGCTAAATTATTAATTTTCTTTTTTGGTTTTGCTTTTATTACACAACCATATTTATCTGTTTCAAAGAAATCTAACCACCTTTCTTGATTTAACCAAGTAGTTGCATGTGGAATATATTTTTCTTCTGTGTTTTGGCTTTGTTCTGCAAATCTCTGCGCACCATAGAGAATCTTGTCATAATGTTTTTCATCAAACTTTGACCAAGACTTATATGCAGATTTTTTTGCAATCTTTCTTGGATATATTCTCCAAAAGATCTCAAATTTTTCACTATATATATCTTTAGTATTATCTTTAGTATTGTAGGTCTTGGAGGTACTAGGGGTGGTCTCCTCTAGGACCCTAGGGTTCTCTGTAACCATATTTGGATTTAGGAAGTATCTATTGCTAGTACAACCTCCATTTTCTTTTTTTCTATGTTTTACAACCACTAAGCCAAGTTCTACAAACTTTTTTATGGCTACCTTTACGCTTTTAGTTGTTTGTAAGCCAACTATTTGCGCAATATGACTATGTGAGGGGTAGCAACTACCTTTCTCATCAGCATAGTCTGCCATGATATGAAGTATGTATTTTTCTGTGGGTTTTAAGCCTTGTAGCTTTTTTACTTTATTAACAAATTCAATTGACATATTATCTCCTTACTAAGTTGTAGGAAGATAATATATCAAATAGGAAATTAATAAACCTTTTTTGGAATATTAAACTAAATTAAGTTTGTTGTTGATTTGAGTAAAATGTTCTTTTTCGTGAACATCTTGTGTGTTTAGCAGTTCTTTGTCTACCATAACTCCAAGGGTAACTAATTCGTTTAGTGTAAGCTCTACTTTGACTGTTTGTGTTTTTAAATTTTCCATTTTATATCTCTAATTGATTTTCGTAATGTTTTACTATTTTTTGTAAGTCTTTTATTAAATCTTTTCTGACTTCTAAACTTTTTTTGAAAGATTCTTTGCTGTAGTTTTCGTGATTAAAAGTAATGATGTCTTGATAAGAGCGTAAATTTTCTTCTTCTCTATCTAAAGGATATTCTTGTAAAGACTCTTGGCTTGCTTTTATATTATTTAAATCTATCATTTTTATACTCTGTTTAGTTTTTGAATAGTATTTTGTAATCTTGAAAGTTTATCTTTGTGGAATAATACTTTGTCTAAAAGATTAGAAGATATGATAGAAAATTCTTGTGGATTGATTAGACCAAGGCTGTATTCTAGCTCTGCTCTGTGGTACTGATTTTGTAAGATTTCTATTAGTATTTGTGATTTCATTTTATTTTTCATTTTATTTCTCTATTTACAAAGTCATAATTAACTTTATAAATATAATTGTATCAAATATGCAGAAAAAGTAAACCTTTTTTGGAATATTTTAACGCACTTTTTTTAAATAATTTTGTAAGTCTTTTTTAGGTTTCCACCCTAAATCTCTTGTATTTTTTGTTATAAGACTAGATATTTTTCTGTTACCTCTACGATCAGGTATAAATCTGTAATCAAGGTCTAGTAACTCTGCAACTTGTAAGATGCTGTATGAAACATCACTACCAATACCAAATCTATCACCTTGTCCTTTTTCGGCAACAATCATAAGTGCATCTACAATATCCTCTATATGTGTAAAATTTCTAACTTGTTTTCCATCACCAGTTATATCAACTTTTTTACCTTCTTTTTTTGCCCTTAGAAATTTACCTATTACAGTTGCATAAGGACCATTATCTATCTCTCCTTCACCATAAACATTATAAAAATATGTAATTGCATATCTCAGGTTATGCCAATCACAATATGTTTTTACAAGCTCCGCGTTACAATATTTAGTAAATGCGTAAGGACTTTCTCTGTAGTTTGTATCATTATCGCCAAACTTTGTACTTGAGCCTGCATATACAAGTTTTGCATTACAGTCTTTTGCAAGTTTTAGAACTTGATAAATAGAATTCCAATTATTTTCAAATACAATATCTATATCTTCAAAGCTTCTTTCAACCCTAGAGTATTCTCCTAAATGATAGATAAGATCAAAATTGTTATGTGAAAGCATCATACAATCCTTTGTATTGCCGTAGATATATTCGCAACCTTCAACAGTTTCTTCCATTGTGCTTGTTAAATTGTTGTCAAGGCACATGACTGTATGTTTATGCACCAAATTATTTATAAGGTTTTTACCTATAAATCCACAACCACCTGTAACAAGTATTCTCATTTATATCCAATAAAATCCATTTCTGCCGCCAACAACGAGTTTTCAGGAATATTATTCCATTGATCTATACCAATATGATCAGCTTCTTGAAAAGCACTTTCAAAAAAATGTGCAACTGTATAAGACTTTTCCAATATTTCATCAATAGAAGGCAGAGGATATCCAAATAACTCTGTTTTACCGTCTAATCTTGTAGGGTCCTCTAAGCTATAACATTTACCAGATCCAAGCCAAGCAGGAAGAGGACTCATATAAATTGGTTGATATATCTTTGCTGTAACATCTGTATTTGCTATGGCTTTAACTGTCCACAGTATGGAGTTCCATTCATCAGTCCCACCTCTAGGTTTCATTTGCAATTTTAAGATAATCTTATCAGCAAACTCGGACATTATTTTTTGTGTAGTTTTACCTATTTTTATTGGAAATATTGTCAATTCTTTGCCATTCCAAGAGCCATCGTGTACTTTCATTGGTGGCTTTTTTGGTCCCCATTTTGGCGCCATACTGCCTGTCCTTTTAGCGGGCATAGTGCTAAACCAAGAATCATGTTCAGGAAAAGATCTCAAACATACGCAGTCCATATCTAAAACAATGCCTAAAACCTGACTTGCTCTTTTTATTCTTATGGCATCAGCAACAAAAGCTATTGAGTGTCCCCATTCCAAGGTCTGATATACAATCTCATGCGATATAAGCTCTGAAGCATCTTTGATCTCTATCCCTTGGTAGCTGAAGTCAGTAATTTTTTGGTGAGTCCAAAGTTCTACTTTGTTACCAAGCCTTTCATGTGATCTAAATACCAAATCATGTAGCGGAGAAAATTTAACTTCCGCATTTTTCCATTCTTCAATGCTTTTATACCCACATCTTTTAGGTAGATTTGACCAGTACAATATTATCTTAGCCATGTTGTGTATTTTCTTTTCTAACTTTTAATTTAAGTCCGTAATTATTTACACCAGTTTTAAATTTGTAATTATCCTTTCTGACCAGTTTGGTTTTAAATACTTTGTAATCAACAGAGTGATGCCATCTTCCATATCTCCATTTCAGTTCAGAGACATCAGGATGTACATTAACTAACATTTTTGATTTATCTAGTGTGCCATCAACATAGATTGTATCGGTATTGCCACCTTTTACTGTTTGAGTTGTCATTTTTTCTTGCAAAAAAGCATTAAAAAGTATGGTGCACCAACCTGCTTTTAAAATATCAAGAGACAGTATAGTGTCCTCGTTATATCTACCTCTCCACCTAAAAGGCAAATCATTTTTTATAAGATTACAAGAATATACCCTAGTGTTTAAAGTAAATGGCGGACTGCTACTTCTTGCTGATCTAAAAAAAGTATAATGAGGTCCAGCCATACCAACATTCTTGTAGCGTAATATAAAATCTTCCATAGCAACAAACATAGTTCCATTGTTAACTTTTACCTTTTCATTTTTATTCATTCTACGAAAAGACCTTATATTGTCGTCCATAATCCAATGATAATCATGTCCACTTTGATATGCGTGATCCCATATAAAGTTTCTTGCAGGACCACTTCCTGTTGGTCTGCTTGTGCCATGCTCATCGCAATACTCATATTTATCTTTGTATGACATATCTAGTGCCAACAACTTTTTTTCACTTACTTCTTGAGCATATAAATCGTATTCATCTGGCTCTACTACAAGTTTGTATGGCAAACCTATTAAATCAAGCCACTTAGAAGTAAGCCTTGACTCATATCTACCTTTGCTTGGAATGTACAAAGGGTACTTAGGTTTATTCATATCTTTTTTCTTCAGTATTCATGTTCTCTTGTTCAGGGTACCAAATATATTTAGTTTTATCTGTCAGCTTTTGTCCTACTAATTCTTGAAATTTTTCAACATCTGCTTCGTTTTCAAAATGTACATATAATGTTCTGTATGCAGTATTATCTTCGGAAATAAATTCAGGCATATTTTCCCATTCAGCTAATGGATCATCTACAACATTAGGATCGGTCAATGGTAGAATCTCCATTTCATTAAATGCCAATATATTTAAATCAAAGCCTAATTTATTTAACTCTTGTATTTCCTGCCATAACACTGTTTCGTCCCATGTTGAATTTATAGCTATCTTATTGTCAGCTATAACAAATGCTTTTTTTTGTGCGTCAGTAAGATTATCTATTTTTATTATTGGTACTTCTTTAAGATCTAAATGTTTTGCGGCCATATATCTACCATGACCCGCAAGAATCATTTGGTTTTCATCTATCAAGATTGGATTTACAAAACCAAACTCAGCTATGGAATTAGCTATTTGTTGTACTTGTTGCTCAGTATGTTTTCTTGCATTATTTTTATAAGGACTTAATTTTTCTATATCTATATTTTGTGTTTCCATTTATATATCCTGTTTTTGTACTCTTTCTCTGAGTGATGTTGTTGAAAATGAATGTCGTCTGCTTGTGTAAAAAGTTTTATGTAAACCTTCGCCAGTAAAACTGATATTTTTATAATCTTCGCCAATAAACCTTATATTGATAGGTGTGGATTCTAGTAAATCAACCAAGCTATCTTCTGTGTCGTAGGGAATTATTTCATCAAC